CCTGACCGACACCCCCAAGGATGAGCACAACGAGTTCCCCGGCATGGCGCTGTGGACTGAGTGCCTAAAGGGTAACAAGAAGGCATGGGCCGTGATGAAGAAGTACAACTGCATCGACGTACCAGCTACCGAAGAACTGTACCTTCGCCTTCGGCCCTACATGATAGGCCACCCCAACGTGGCAGCGTACTACACCGACGACAAGGTGCGCTGTCCCCGATGTGCCAGCACTAAACTTGTCAAGCTAGACAAGCCAGCGTTTACGCAGTCGGGTCAGTACACAAGGTATCAGTGTTCTGACTGCGGTGGCTTTGCACGTAGCCGCTATACGGAGAACTCCAAAGCGAAACGACTTAGCCTCTTGGCTAACTAAGCGCGTTCTAGGCAGACTAACCTCTGTCTAGAACCCTTACGATCTATATAAAAGAGTCGAAGACTCAGAGCAAAGGATAGGACATGACCACAGAACATCAGGATACATTGGCAGCATCATACGCAGGATGGGTAGAATCTCTGCACGTACCCACAGTTGCGAGACTACTGACCATCACGGAGCAAGACCCCAACGGTAAGAACCTGCATGAAGCAGGAGCAAAGGCAGACGCTGGAAAGAACGAATACGACTACGTGCTCGGATACTTCTCCAACGCACTAGGGGCAGTGAATGAAGTAGCCGCATACGGAGCAAAGAAGTACACTCCCGGCGGCTGGGTGACAGTGCCGGATGGTATCAAGAGATACGGTAACGCAGCCATCCGACATCACAATGCTCGACTCGCTGGGCAGCCTACTGACAATGACACCAAGTTACTGCATGCAGCCCATGAAGCATGGAATGCACTGGCCGTACTGGAACTCTTACTGAAAGAGCAGAGTAATGCAAAGTCGTAAAGGCTCATTGATTGAAGCCTGTATCAATGTGGTCATAGGCTATGGCATTAGCTTTACAGCTAACGCGGTAGTCTTACCACTGTTCGGGTTTCATATAAGCATTACGCAGAATCTCGCTATCGGTGCTATCTTCACAGTCATCAGTATTGTGAGAAGCTACATCATTCGCCGCTACTTCAACAAGCTCATAGCGAAGGCGGCATACGGATCGAAGGGTAAACCATGAGCAACTTAGGTAATGCATATGCGCTAGCATCAGCGCTATATGCCAGAGACAAGGAAGCGCCTATTGAGGCTATCTGCGATAACCTCTACCACTGCGTTGACGGTCTTGGCTTCGGCTCTGAGGAGCGTAAGGCTGACCTTTATGCGCAGTTGACTGAGAGGCTGACTGACGGCATGCCGTTCGAGCAGGTCGTGGAGGTCATCGAGGCGGCTATGGACAGCACAGACAAGGAGGTAGCACGTGGCTGATTACATCGTACATAAGGCAGTCGAGCTGACAGCGCTGAGCGCCAAGGTTCGCAAGTCACTTGAATCCCCACGTGCATGGGTGTTGTCACCCAAGTATGACGGGTGCCATTGCGTTCACCTATTCTCAGGCGGTACCCATGTGGTTACACTGAGCCGCACTGGTGAGGTGGTCAAGTCTATGGGCCACATCGTCACAGACCTACTCAAGGTCTATGCGGATACGCTTAGCTCGGGGTATCACGCTATCTGCGGTGAGGCGTGGGCGCCAGCACTTGAGTTCAACGAAATCAGCGGCCTCTTCCGTAGGCAGTACCCATCGCCCACGCTGCAATTCGTGCCGTTCGATATAGTCCCGTGGTATCCTAACCTAGACTTTAGCGGCGCACCTGCCCACTTGGGTGAGGACTTTGCTGGTGCTTGTGATGTTCCCTACCTAGCGAGGCTTACCACACTCTCGATAGGCAGCACGCTGGGCACATCAATCGTCAAACCGAAATACTCCTACATGGTTGGGCTGACCCTCACTGACGCAATGTGCACCGCCAAGGTGGATGCTCAGCACTACAAGAAGGTTGGTGGTTACGATGGCGCGGTGTTGGCTCAGGCCAATGGCCTCTATGTTGTGGGTGCTGGCAAGGGCGGTGAGTTCATCAAGTGCAAGCCCCTCATCAGCGAGTCGGTAAGGGTGAACGCTGTGTTCCCAGCTATCGGGGACAAGACCGGGAAGAACACGCTGGCACTCGGCTTCAACCACAACGGGCTACAGCAGAAGGTAAGCACGGGGCTCACACAGGCTCAGATAGATGACTGGGTTGCAAACTCATGGCGCATCATCGGTGAGGTCATCGAGGTGGAGGCTATGGGAATTACGGTCAATGGGTTCTTTCGAGAGCCGCGCTTCAAGGGCATTCGCACTGACGCATAACAAAGGATAACATGACTAAGCTGACGCAGGTAGAGATTGAGAACAAGATGTATAACGATGGTATCCTCAGAGCAGAGGGTTCCATGAACCGTGCCGAAGATCAGGGCCGGGCACATCAGAACCCTTACGCCAAAGCCATCTTCGCAGAGTACGTGTTCCCTATTGCCAACGTGATCCGCAATGACATTGCAGCCAAGCGCCCCGGACGGCGGCAGGCTCACGTTGTGCTACTCGACGGGCTCGACCCGGAGGCAGTGGCCTACCTTGCCGTGCGCTGCGTGCTGTCCAACCTGCTGTCATCCATGCCCGATCACCACAGGCGGCTGGCCTCAGCCATTGGGCGCACGGTACACCGGGAGCTGTCCCTCACACAGATTCAGCATGAAGCTCCAGAACTGTTTGAGACTATCGCCCGTGACCTCGGCAGGCGCATGAGCAAGAACGAGCGGCACCGCTCTACCGTGTTCATGTTGCAGGCTAAGAAGCGCGGCCTCAACGTGGCTGAGTGGAACATCGGTAGCCGTGAGCAAGTGGGCTTCTATCTCATGGGCCTGCTGGAAACGGCTGGGCTCATCGAGTTAAGCACAGAGGTGCGCTTGAATGGCGCTTACAAGCGGGATGCTCGTGAGGTGCACCTACACCCTGACGTGGTGGCAGAGCTTGATAAGGTTAAGGCGTATGTCAGTGTGACAATGCCGGTCTTTGGCCCGTGCGTAGAGCCGCCAAAGGATTGGGACTTCGGCATAACTGGCGGGTTCCACACTGAGCGTATGCGCCGTATCCACGGCAGCTTGGTGCATGGCCGTAGGACTAGCCGCCACCTCGGACGCACTACCGAAATGCCAGTGGTCTTCTCAGCGGTCAACGGGCTACAGCGTACAGCGTGGCGTGTCAACGAGAAGATGCTTAGCACTGTGTACGAGATTGCCAAGTCGTTCTCTACCAAGGAGATTGTGTCGCTCAACGATACACCAGCGCCAGCTAAGCCCGAATGGCTCAAGGAAGAGTGGACTAAAGAGCCCAAGGACACGTGGCCTGCCGATAAGATGGTAGAGTTCAAGCAGTGGAAGCGTGACACAGCCGAGTGGCATACCCAGCGCAAGCTGCTTGGTGTGCGTTATGCCCGGTTCTACTCAGCCACCCGTGCTGCTGATATGTTCAAGGAAGAGTCTGAGATTTACTTTGTGTACTTCGCAGATAGCCGGGGCCGACTCTACCCGCTGACACAGGGCATCAGCCCACAAGGCTCTGACCTGAGCAAGGCGCTGATCCACTTCGCTGTGGCTAAGCCCCTGCTGGACGCCAACGCTATCAAGTGGTTCCACGTACAGGGTGCGAACAAGTGGGGCTTCGACAAGGCCACCTTGCAGCATCGCGTTGACTGGGTGGTAGAGCGCAAGGACTTGATCCTGTCATTCGCTGCTGACCCGATCAATAACGTTGGCTGGCTTGAGGCAGGCGACCCGCTACAGTTCTTGGCTTGGTGCTTTGAATATGAGAAGTTCACCAAAGACCCTGTTAACTTTGAGAGCCGTATCCCTATCAGCATGGACGGATCGTGCAACGGGTTGCAAAACCTTAGCGCAATGTTCCGCGACGAGGTTGGCGGCAAGGCCACGAACCTTACCAACAACGCTGAAATGGAAGACATCTATGCCAACGTGGCGGTGGCCGCTACCAAGCGCTTGGAGAACTTAGTCCCCAAGGACGAGGAGGAGGCGAAGCTCAAGGCTGGCTGGCTCAAGCACGGCATCAGCCGCAAGGCAGTCAAGCGGTCGGTGATGACCACGCCATACGGTGTGACAGAACGCACCGCTACAGCCTACGTCATAAGCGACTACCTGCGTGAAGGCATTGGCCCTACGTTTGACCCGAAGGAATACTATAGGGCAGCGCGGTTACTGATGTCCGTGGTGTGGCCTGCCATCGGTGACGTTGTGGTGAAGGGCCGTGAGGCTATGGACTGGCTCAAGGCATCGGCGCGTACCATCGTTGCCAGCTTTGACCCTAACGAGGATAACCACACGATCACATGGATTACACCATCAGGGTTCCCTGCTTGTCAGGATTACTTTGAGGCAGACATTCACCGCATCAACACTTGGCTTCACGGCCCGGTTAAGATTCGTGTGATGTCAGAGAGTGACACGCCAGATAAAGCCAAGCACGCATCGGGGCTAGCCCCCAACTTCGTGCATAGCTTAGATGCAGCACACTTGCACCTGTCCACATCGGACGCTTATCGTAGCGGGATCAACTCCTTAGCTATGATCCATGACGACTACGGCACACACGCCGCAGACGCTCAAGCCCTATTTGACATTATCCGTAAACAGTTCGTTGCCATGTACTTAGCCTGCGATCCAGTAGCTCAGTTCGTGGAACGCTACCCCTGCTGCTCGGCACCACCGTCTAAGGGGACGCTTGATATCATGGAGGTGCTTGAGTCTGATTTCTTCTTTAGTTGATTTTAGTACCTGTAATACGGAGACACACATGGCACAAACAATACATGACGGTCGGTTTATCAGCCGCCCGGAGATTAACCCAGCCACCAGGTTGCAGCAAGTGACTGACGTGGTGCGGTTAGACAAGACGGTTTATGATCGGTTCGAGGAACAGTTCAGGCCGGTTCAACCCAACGAGTCAACAACAGCTATCCAAGTTGGTTATGCCCTCGGTGTGCAGGCTGTGCTCAAGGCCCTGCGTGCAGGGTTGGTGGTAGGATGAACTACCGCCCATACGAGCACGGCGACTGGCAGCTAGTCGTCAATGCGCTAATCAAGCTGGAGCAGTACGCTAAGAAGTACGAGTGGGCCATTGAGGTTGACTTCCTAGTCGCCGTTGGGCAAATATACGATGCTCTCAAGCTCGGACAGGGTTACTTTGTCGATGGTTACTTAGTCATGACAGACGAGACTGTCCCGTGGTACTCAACCAAGCCGGTACTCATGGAGTGGTTAGTGTTAAAGCTGGCTCCCGGTGGGTCAGTAGACAGCATCCCGGACGCCCTCGTGGAAATTGCTAAGGCTAGGGGCATTGGCCTAGTCATGACAGCAGACAGTTCCCCGGTTAACATTGTTGCCGGGGCCTACAACAGAGCAGGCTTTAAACAGCTAACCTCTTCTTTCTTCAAGGTGGTATAACATGGGATTCGTTCGTAAGATTACGGGACAGCAGGCACAGATGGATGCTGCACAACGGGCTGCCGATCAACAAGCTGCCGCTATCAAGGCCAGCGCTGAGCAGTCTGCTAAGGCCGCACGTGACTCAGCCGCACAAGCAGCTACCTCCCAAGCAGCAGCAGCGGCCCGAAATGCCGCCGTTGGTGCAGCGAGTGACGCAATGGATGTCCCTATGGACAACCCGGATATTCAACTGAGCGGCCCGGTGCCCGTGTCTGCTGGCGAGACAACTCGCAAGCGTAAGGCTACCTTCGGCGTGGGTGTTGATACCGGCGTCAACATCTAAGGGGCACGTATGGCATACCGTACCGCATCACAAACATGGTTTGCTCTAGACAGCAAGAGGTCAGGTCTTCTTACTCGCGTGGAGCGGTACGCGGCCTTAACCATTCCCAAAATCTGCCTGCCTGACGGCTTCCATGAGCTTAACTCAGACCAGAGCCACGACTACCAGAGCCTAGGTGCTCAGGCTGTCAACCACTTGTGCAACAAGCTCATGCTGGCTATGTTCGCACCCTCTCGGCCATTCGCTAAGTTGGTGCCGGGCAAGAAGGCTAAGGCTGCTGCCTTGAGTGCTGGCCTCACCTCGACACAGTTGGATCAAATCCTCGCTGAGGGTGAGCGCACCGCCATCAAAGAGCTTGACAGTCGGGGGCAACGTCCTCAACTGTACCGCCTGCTTCGGCACATCGTAGTGTCAGGTAATGCGCTGCTCGTACTCACCAAGCGTGGGCTGCGGGTCATCGCTCTGCGTAACTACGTGGTCAAGCGCAACATTTGGGGCGAGGTCACGACTGTGGTTATCCGCGAGAAAGTCAAGTTCGATGAGCTTGACGAGAAGATCGTGAAGATGCTGCGCCAGCGTTATCAGGACGATACTGAGGTCAGCTTCTACAAGTGGGTTGTGCGTGAGTCTAACGGCTCATACACCATGACTCAGTGGGTTGATGAGGTTCGCCTGCCGAAAGAGTTCGATGGGCGCTGGCCTGCTGATCGTATGCCGTACCAAGCAATTACTTGGGACATCGCAGACGAGTCTGACTACGGTACTGGCTTGGTCGAAGAGTACATTGGCGACCTTGAGGCCACCAGCGTGCTTAGCGAGTCGGTAGTGGATGGTGGTGTTCTCGGCACCGAGTATCGCTGGATGGTTAACCCCAATGGGCAAACGTCCATTGATGACCTGAACAACAGCGAGAACGGCGATGCCCTTCCGGGCCTACCCTCTGACGTTGCACCCACACAGGGCGGCAACCCACAGGCTATCGCCACAGCCGAGAAAATCCTTGACCGTTATGAGCGGCGCATTGCCCGTGGTTTCCTTATGGGATCATCGGTGATTCGTGACGCTGAACGTGTTACGACTGAGGAAGTGCGACTCACTGCCAACGAGCTTGAGACAGCTTACGGCGGTGTGTACTCTACACTGGCCTCATCGGTGCAAGTACCCGTAGCCCACTGGCTATTCGACACCATTGATTTGAAGATCAAGGAAGCCGATCTTGACGTTACCATTGTGACTGGGCTAGATGCCCTTAGCCGCAACGGTGACTTGGACAACTTCCGATTGGCAATGGGTGACATGGCATCAGTTTCTACTGTGCCACCTAACCTAGCCGCTCGGGTTAAATGGGAAGAGGTTGGATCGTTTATCGGGCAGGGTCGCAACATTGACCTTAACCGATTCCTTATGACGGACGCAGAGTTCGCTAAGGTGCAGGAGGCATCTGCCCAAGCCAGAGTCCGTGAGCAAGCTGCTGCACAGGCTGGCGTGGCAACTGCCAATCAACAAGCTCAACAAGGAACACAATGACAACAGAGAATACAGCCCCAGCAGAAGGTACGGTAGCAGCCCCAGTGGTTGCCCCGGTCGATACTACCAGTTTGGTACTCGACCAAGTGAAGCCAACAGTGGCCGCCCCAGTGGTGCCGCCTGTTGACCCAGTACCAGCTACGGCTGAACCAGTGTCATACGAACCGACAGGTGACGTTGGTCTCGACATGGCCCTCGACTTCATTGGCAAGGCCGGTCTTGACCAAAACCACCCAGCGGTTGTTGCCGCCATCAACGGTGACTTTACGATCCTCAAGGCTACCCTAGCTGCCAAGGGTGCCGCAGGCTGGGAGCAATTCGTCGCTCTCGGTGAGGCAGCATACCAACGGGCTAGCGCCGAGGCTGCAACAAAGAATGCAGCTATCCGTGAATCCGTTTATGCGGAAGCTGGAGGCAAAGATGAATGGACCACTGTTCAAAAATGGGCAAGCGAAAATGCAACCCCGGCTGAAAAGGCTGAGGTCAACGCGCTGCTCAACCAAGGGGGCTTGGCGGCTAAGGCTGCTGTGCGCCACCTCGTTGACTCGTATAGCCGAGCAACCAATGTGGTTGTTAACCCACGTGACGGTACTGCTAACGCAAGCCGTGGCGGTGTGCCTGATGGAGCTAACGCCCCGTTGAGCCCACGAGCCTACAGCGATGCTGTGCAAAGCCTTAACGCTAAGTTAGGCGGCAGGTTGGAGGGCTCGAAAGAGTACGCCTCACTGCAAGCTCGACGCTCAGCGTATCGTGGGAATTGATTCAGTACCCATAATACACAAACCCGCAAAGAGATTATATGGCCTACGCTAACAAAGAAGATAAGGCTGCTAATGGGTTAGCATACTATTACGCCAACATAGACAAAGCTCGGGCAACCAGAGCTGAAACTTACAGGCGTACTGTGGCTAATAACCCAGTAGCATTACTTCTGCGTAGTGCTAGATCACGGGCTAAGGCTAAAGGAATTCCATTTAGTATTGGCATGGATGATATTATAATCC